AGCTCGCAGACAACTTCTACTGTAGGCGGAGCGTCTTTGATGTAGTTGGGGATGCGCCGTTCGTAGGCAACCATGCGGTAGGTACTATCCTCGGCAAAAGAGTAGTTGCCCCCTCCCGACGCAGCAGGCAAGTTGTGGATGGGTTCATTTACGGCGGGGCGCATTCGCGAGGGGCTGGTGTGCCAAGTCGTCTCCCCCTCCTCATGTACGTAGGTAGTGCCGCCAGTGTCAACAGCGAAGAGGTTGTCCGCCGCGGTGGAGATGATGCTGGGGATAACGGCGTGGTCGTTCAGCACCTCCTCGAATGGGAGGCTCTTCTCCACCTGCCCAGCCTTGCGGTAACGAACGTTGGTAGCCTCCGACATTGTCGGGCTCTCTTGCGAAAACTCCTCGACGTCATCCTGCCTTCCCCCCGAGAAAGGGATGGAGCGCATCTGCGTAAAGTCTTTGTCGTCTGCCATTAGAATACCCAGAACCTAGCAGTGACTGTGGGGTGTCCCGTTTGCGACCAAAACCAAAGAATAGACGTTCCCGCCGTTTCTATAATCTCCCAGTTGTGCCAACCGGGGTCGTTTGAGGCGGTGGGGGGTGTAGCCTGTCCCGATGTGAGGCTAAGAAGAATAGCCCCCGTCGCTCTGCGGCGGACGGTCGTGCTTGTAGCTACGAGCCCACCCGTGTGGGTAACTTCTACAATCTCCCCCACTGTGATGTCTTCCGTTGTGGGTTTGGTCGAGCTGTAGGAAGACGTGGCGGTCTTGATAGCCGTACCAAGCCTCGACAACCCCTCAACAGAACGAAAGGGTGCGGTGCCACGAGCCATTATCCACCCGAACGATAGTTCACGGTTGGGAGCGCGAACCGGCTATTGCGTTCGTCCCAGCGTGAGACGTTGCGAATGGTCTTTACACGGGTTGGTGTCATGCTGCGGATGTGGTCTCGGACGCGCACTTCAATGCGCTGTCGCTCACTCATGAGGGCTGAGGGGTCTGACTCCTCCTTGATGGAGCATGCGATAGCGGCGTCGTAGACCACCCACTGATACCAGAAGGTGGGAAAGTTGAGCGTGTCCGTGTCGAGCGACAGAGACGGAGGTTCGGGAATGTACTGGGCAGACAAGTCGACGGTGTTTGTCGGAGCGGGGTAAACCCAAAGCTCCCCGCGTCCTTGGTCGACGTTCCACTTCAGGAAGTGTCGCGTGTACGCAACGCCGTTGTAGTTCTGGGTTGCGAGCTGCGCTTGGTCCTGGGGGTCGGCTTGGACGCTGCGGATGTACGTGTGGCCGATAAAGATGTCCACGGAGATGAGCTGGCCAAAGTCACTCGGGAGCTGGTACGTATTGTCGCCCAGCTTGTGAAGCACTCCCGCATTCTTTGCGAAGAGTGTACCGTCAGTCCCATCCACCAGGAGCGAGTACAGCATCTCGATGCCCGAGTTGATGTACGTGTCTACCTCGGCATCCGTGACGTGGTTGCCGTCGTTCTCGATGTCGGCTTTCTGCCGAACGAGAGTGCGTAGTTGACTGAGGTTTTTGAAAGACATGAGAAGGGGGGACGCCCCCTGCCGAAGCAGGGGGTCCCATCGCTTACGCGAGCAGGTTGTCCGTGTACGACCAAGTCACAGGGGCCTGGATGCACTGGTTGTAGAAGCCGAAGAGGTAGAACGCCAACGTATCAGCGGTCTCTTCACGATGGTAGAAGCTACCATCCTTCTTGAACATACGAGGAATGCCACCAGCCGAGAACAACTCGACAGCATCCTTCTCGCCCATTGCCATGGAGTCAGCCACGAGACCGGGCTCCGACACAATCGGAACAGCTCCAGCGCCCGTCATGATTTCCAGCGCCGAGAAGCTGAGACTTCCCGAAGTGCTGTTCACCTTGACGTACCGAGCTGCCCTCTTCTCCGTCTCGAACGCCAGCGCGGCGTGGTCGACGGGGTTGAGGAGACAGATGTCCGGGGTGGAACCTTCCCGATAGAGGAAAGCACCAGTCTGAATGAGGTCATCCAGAATCGGAGCAGTTGCATCAACTGAGCCGCTTGACGCATCCACGCCAGCGAGGCGCGTCGGGTCTACGGTTCGGTCGATGCCGTTGAAGGCCGTGGACCCCACAGCCGAGCCTGGAAGCCAGGTCGGAAGCGAGTCAGCCTTCGCGTCGAAGTCACCGGAGCGGTACAGGTAGTCTGTACCAACGGTGACGGACGTGAAGTCTGCGTCCACGGTGATGGTGTCGTTGGCGCGGTCAACCTCTTCAACGACTTGCTCTTCACCGGAGTGGTCAAGAGAAGCCTGTGCGGAGGGCGACCTTTGAATCTTCATGCCAATCTCGAAGAAGCGGGCTTCTCCGGTACCGAGCGTGAAGACGAGTGATGCCACCGACACAACCTGCGCACGAGCACCCTTCGAATGCTTCGCGAGAAGCTCGAAGTGCGTGTCGTTGCCGAAAGCGCTGTAAGCGCTATCAACTGCGTCGGTCAACGCCTCGCGGAAGGCAGCGGGGTCTCCGAGCGAAAGCTCCATGACCTTGTTGCTGACAGTCGCCTTGGCGTAGTTGTCGATGTGGGTTAGTTCCCAGCGATTCCGCGTAGCGGGTCCCTGGTTTGCGTGTGCCGTTGCGTACAGCGCGGATTGACCCGTGATGTTCGCGTAGCGGATGGGCTTGGGGTAGACGTTACCACGCACGTTCGGGTTCTTCGGGACGATGCCGAGCCACGGATGGTTTTTGTAAACCAAATCCGCAACTACGGTGCCCTGATAGAACTCCTTCAAGAACTTGACGTAGTCAGCCTGCTCCAATGTGCCCGCAGAGCCGATAGACATTATTGCTTATCCGTTCATAATGTTGTCCCACAGCTCTGCAGCAGCCTGGCGCCTATCGCCAGTCTTCTCCAGTATGGATTCGACGTCCGTCGGACCATCGCCTGTGGACAACGCGGTTGAGAGAGTAGGTGAGGGTTCAGTGGTCTTGCTCGGTGCAGGGTCTTTGCTCTTCGTGGTGGTGTCGCCTTTGGCTTCGCGCATGGCGTCAAACGCCGCTTGAAGTTTGGCTTCAGCCTGGCTGGCTATATCGTCTTCGCTCACTGTTTTACCATCCTTGAGCTGCGCGACGAGAGTGTGATACACATTCTCCTCTTGGTGCAGTCCCACAAGAAGGGGAAATCGTTCTTTGTCTGCTCGAATGTTTGAGACTACGCCTTCGCGCAGCAGCGAGTACTCAGCGTCTTCCGCGGCTTGCGCCGCAGCGTCCAGTTGCTCCTGCTTGGTCTCCATAAACATCGTCTTCAGTTCCGCAACCTCAGCCTCGATGCTGGGGGGTGTGGGCTCGCCCTTTGGGACAAGCAGCTCTTCGATGCGTGCTAGACGCTCTTCGATGGGGCTGGGGTCGGGAACAGTCTTCTTAGCTAGTGCCTCTACAATCTTCGGCGCTACGAGAGTGCGCTCTGCTGGGTCGGGAACAAGTGCGAGGGGCTTTTCCTTCTTCGCCTTGGCCGGTTCGCCCCTCACCTCTTCTTTGGTGATAGGGGCGGGGTTCACAGTGCGCTCCCACACCTCGGCGGCAGTGGGGGCTTCAGTGGCGCCAGCGGGGGCGCCCTCGGGAACGTGGATGTCGTCAGTTGCTGGTTCAGTCATGGTTGCTCTTTAGATTTGGCCCATCACGTTGCCTTGGAGCTGTGCGGCTCCGGGGGAGGCGCCAGTGATGTCTTGGGCCGGTGGTGCTCCAGCAATCGGGGCGCCTTCGCCCTCAGCCTGCTGGCGGGTTGCTTCTTGTTCTTGCTTGATGAGTTCGCTGACGCCCTGGAGGAAATCGTAGAGCATCGTGACGCGGTCATCATCTACACCCATAGCTTGGGCGAGGTTGATGTACTTCTGCGAGACCTTCTGAGCCAAGCGCAAGTCCATCGTAGGTTCGGGTGCGGTGTATTCGTAGTCGTCCAGAATCTCTTCCATGATGCGCTCGATGAAGTCGAGGCTGGCGTTCTGGATTCGCATCTCACCATCAAGGTCAGGGATGTCGAGTAGCTTGAATGCGCGGCTGAGCGGGATGAGCCCGAGGCCCACCATTTCCTTGACCTGTGCGAGGCGACCGCCAAAGGTCTGTGAAAGGGCTGAGGCCGGCGATGCCTGCACCACGTAAGCGTCGACACGCGGGTCGAGTGCGAAGAGGGACCAGTCAATGGCCTCTACCGTGTTGCGGTCCTTGCGAAGGACGGTCTTGAATCCACCCTTCCCTTCAGCCTTGAGGCGTTCGTCGAGGATGCGCCCAGCGTTCATCTGTTGCTCCCCGAGACGGACGATGAAGTCCTCGCGCTCCTTGAACGCTGGAGCTAGCTCGGTAGACTGGATGTCGACGATGGTGTCGAACGCAGCTCCCGACTCACCCTGATTCCCGGCCTTCTCAGGCATGCTGATAGACACGAGGGATGCAACGATAAGGGCGCGCTGCCACTGCGCCTGCACGTAAGCGACGATGTCGCTCGGCACGGACGGCGGCATGACAATCTGTGGCGCGCGGCCGGTGTGGTTGATGATGACCCCCGACACGTTCCCGAGCTGCCCTTCATTCACTTCACCGTCACCGGGAACGAGGATGTAGGGCTTAGGCATGGCTTCAATCGTCTTCTCCGTGTGAAGGATGGACGTGTTGATGTCGAAGTGCATGCCGATTAGCTCTTCAACAAGGGAGATGCCGAAGAAGCCTATCGTGGGGTCGCGCTTCCAGTAGTAGAACGTGAAGGGAAAGTCCTCTTCATCCCAGCTCTCGAAGTGTAGTGCGGCCCCGTTGATGAAGATGATGTGCTTCCCGTCGCCAGCGCCAGGCCAGCTCGGGAGCTTCCAGGCCTCAACCACCTCAATCATGTTGGCAGTCGGCAGTGTGCTGGCATCACTGAAGTCGTAGCTGTGTTTTTCGCTAAGGCGCTTGGCGTTCTCGATGCCCCGCTTGTTCTTGGGAAACAGCTTCTTGAGCTTCCCCCGGCTGACGAACATACGCTGGTACAGGTGGGTCACGTCCTCGTTGGCAGAGGCCTCGATGGGGTCGACAAACAGGTTTCGGGGGTGGACACGCTCGTTGTTGATGCGTGAAATCTTGGGGTGTGGGTGGGTCTTGATGGCCCCCAGGCCATAGAGAAGGCTGTCCTTATTGGCGCACGCTTCCTGCCGGCGGAGGTTACACTGGTGGTTCTGCTGCCGAACGAACTGCGTGGCCTGCCGGGAGCGCTTGCGGAGGCTCCAGTTAGCGTCAGCGGGTAGAAACTCCACGTCAACCGCCGGCCGGGTGAGGCGGGCATGGACGGCGTCTGTCATGACCTTGCAGACGTTTAGGGGGACGCGACTGTACTCGCTCAGGTCGAGCGAGAAGGCGGCAGTGTAGTTCTTCAGGTACTCGTTGCCGAGGATGTCGCGATTGGTGTACAGGCGAGAATAGCCCGTATACGCCCCCAAACGGTTGCGGTCTTGGTCCGAGTAGAACTTGAACAGCCGCTGGACCTTGGGAAGCGCCTTGGTCTTGGTGGTTTCCTCCCACCAGGGCGCATCGAAGTCCGATTGCGCAACCGTATCATTGGGCGACATCTGAAATAAGTTTTGATGGCGGTGGAAAGTGTGCTATATTGTATATATGAGGGTTCAACGCCAGTTGGTCTCTCCTTGACCCTTCACGCATTTTGGCAAGGGGGGTCGGCGGCCATAGAGGGGGGTGTCCGGGCAGGCACCCCCCGCGCCGCAGTTTCTGAGGTAGTCTCGGCCTGTGTCGACAGTCGAGGATGCTTGGTGTGGAGGCGAACCGTAGCCTACGAAGCATTGAGTAATACGGCTCCGTCGGGGATGACTGGGCGGTAAGACGGACACATTTTACCCCCACCACAAGGGTGGGCACCCCGGATACATGACCGGGAGCGGGGCGCGATACCTCGTGGGGGTTCCGGGGCCGGTGATTTGTTTGTGCCGTCCCTACGTTACTGGTAGTGAACCTGCAGCAGGCAGGGTGTGAAAACCCAGGGAAACGCCACTAAACGCCCCTTACCGACCAATCAGACTCTGCAGACTATAAACCGACCACCCCCTCGTGTTCCCAGTTAGCGCACGCGGGAAAGGCCCGAGGAAGCCCCTCTTTGCGCAGCTGCGAGAGGGTAGTGAAATCGGGTA